AGAACATCTGGGAATGCAGTCTGCCAATAAGCCAGAAAAGAACGAAGTAGATGTTCTTCATCGTCGCAGCAGTTATATTCAACGTCCTTGCGATCCGTGTCATAGGGTCTAGTGCCCCATACCTTAATCCGCTTCGAAGCATAGTCTTGGACTGTAATCGATAGAAGCGGTTCCGCGCACTCATGCACGTTAGGAAAACCATTTTCACACGCAACTTCAATATCCAAAGACGTAATCTTAAGCGTCTTGAGATTATAGTCAACTTCCCCAGGGAACTCCTCGGAGATATATTGGTAGAGGTAACGATCATATCCATGGACATCAAATCCTTCTACGTCACGATACTTATCAACGAAACCTCGTGCCTCACGAACAGATTCAAACTTGATCGGTTTGGCATACCGACCATCAAGAGTTTTAAACTTAGTCTCTTTATCAGTGACGACAAAAAGAGTCGGTGAGAACTTCATCTTCCGTTGGATACGCTCAAGCAGACCGCCAGGTCCCTCTTCATATCCAAGGTAGAGAAGGTCGTCACCGACCAGTTGAACATTGGTATAAAAACTCATTTAGTCACTTGCTCGTATTTGGCACGGATCTCCTCCGTGGGTTCTACTATTGTAGCAAGCGTCTCGGAATAAAGCAAGATATCCTTGTCCACTGTATGAAGTGGCCAAGGTTGCAGCGTACCATCAGCATTGACCAGATAGGGCTCTTGCAGATGGCAGGAGGGTTCTTCCTCTAACTGCTCAACCTTGCTGATCAGGGTCATCCCCGATCTCAGAATCACTAACATCACTTCCATCGTCATCCTCCAAAATTTTCTCTGCTTCTTCAAACATTTTTTCCATATCTAAATCACCAACTTCTCCAGCAATCATCGCTTCATGCTCTTTGAAGTTCTTCATATAGTTTTCCTCTTGCACTGAAGATAGGTATTGTTGTGCAACACTATCTAGCGGATCATATGCAGTGAGGACGTGATGACCAGGAAGAAAAAAGTCTTTGTCTTTACTCAGTGGTGCCCAGGGGAACCAATGCAACTGGTATCCTTGCTCTCTGTTAAAGACAATGCCACCATCAACATCAGATACAATCTCTAAACGAAATGGTTTGTGCATGTGATACCCAATCGGTTGATTGGTATCAGGATCATACATCTCTTTTACTTCTGTAATGACCTCTTCACCAGATTTCAATAGCAAAAGTTTTACACTCATTCCACTTCACCACCCATCTTACGAACATTCTCGATGTATGTATCACGAAGACTTGGAACAGGTTCGAGAATAGTCACAACGTAGTTTGTATTGATTGGCATTTGAACATCAGAGGTCAATGGGCACCAGGGTTGATAGTGAACCTTTACCTCTGGATCCATAACAATTCCAGTACCATCAAGTTTAGGATCATCGAAGGTTACTTTATATGGGAAGTTAAAAACCCATGCTTGACGTTCACCAGTGTCTTTATGAACTGCCTCTTGAACATCAGCAATCACGTTAGTTCCGTCCATCAGAACGACAACTTTTACTCTTTCCGAATTTACCATGTTGAGAATACTTTTACTTACAATTATAAAAGGGTCCCTGACCTTTGTCAAGGACCCAGCGATTATTTAGGTTTTGATTTCAAAGACCTTAAGCTGTTGATGTTCTGGAATAACCTTTTGAAGATTGATCGTTAACAATCCATTTCTGAATATAACTTCACTAACTTCAACATCATCAGATAAGTTGAATCCTCTAGCGAAGGTTCTCGTCGCAACACCACGGTGCATGTACTCCTCTTCCTTGGTGTCCTTCGCTGCCTTGGAACTGATTAGTAGGACGTTTGTCTCCAACGTGACTTCAATCTCATCCTTATCCCAACCAGCAAGTGCCATCTCAATACGCCACTTAACATTCGATTCTTTCACGATATTGTAGGGTGGGTATTGACCTCCTGGGTGATTGTGACCATATGAATACAGTCTGTAAATCACATCGTCCAATCCGACACTGTATCTGTTTACAGCATCAAAAATTTTATCGACATCC